CCCACATTATCTACTAAAGATAAAGTGCGAGTCTTTCAAGCCACTTCTACTCCTTTTCAACTTGTTATGCGCAAGTATACTCTTGGCATATGCAGATTTTTGCAGATGAATCCATTGGAATCTGAATGTGCAGTAGGGATAGATCCTTGTTCTAGTGAATGGAACGAGATGTATGATCATCTCAAGAGTGCTCAGACTCCATTATATGATAGGTGGTTTGCTATAGATTATAAAGCGTATGACACATCTATTTCATGTCAAATGATTGTGGCTATTGGTAGGATTTTTACAGATATAGCTAAAGTTGTGGGGTACTCTAGTGAAGATATCACCATTTTAAATTCTATATTTACTGAATTGTCATTTTCTGTAGTAGATTTTAATGGAGATGTCCTTAAACTTGATGGTGCTAATCCATCTGGAAATTCTCTCACAGTTTTTATAAATAACCTGTGTAATAGTATGTTGATGAGAATTTACTTTTTCCATTTGTATCCTAAGCGCAACTTTGCCACAAACGTTAAAATGATGTGTTATGGCGATGACTTGATAGCTGCGGTTGGAGCTTTTGCTGGAAGCTTCACAATGAAAGGGTATGCTGCTTATATGAAGCAGTTTGGTTTTACTGTGACGCCCGCACAGAAAGAAGAGAAACTTAAAAATTTCTCCAAGTTACGAGAGATAGATTTCCTTAAGAGAAAATTTATCTGGAGTGACGATTATGGTTCTATGATAGCCCCTTTGGAAGAGATGTCTATTTATAAACGCCTATGTAATTATATGACTAGTGAAACATCAGTTGAGGTAATAGTTGGCGCAAACATAGACGGTGCTTTAGATGAGTGGGCATTCTATGGTAAGGCAATCTATTTAGATAGGCAGAGCAAGCTTATTAAGATAGTGGAAGAATTTGAATTGCACAGATTCATTCATAGATTGTATCTTACTTATGAGCAACGCGTCGCATTATGGCGACAACAAAACGCTGACCCAGCAGTAATGGGTAAAGGTCAAAGTATGGATACCGATC